ACCATTGGCATCTGTAAGAAAGTAATTTCTCTCCATATTGAGATGGCAAGATAACATCTTTGATCGTCATATCAGGACCACCGGATTTAAGAGTAACTATATCTCCAGCGGCGTATTTAGCTTTGCTGCTCATAAAAACTCCTTGAAATGAGATTTCCCATGGCACTCACCGACAAGCAAGATATGTTCTGTCGCGAGTACCTCATCGATTTAAACGCCACGCAAGCGGCTATTCGGGCGGGGTACAGCGTCAGAACTGCGAACCGTACTGCGTCCGAAAACCTGTCAAAACCTGACATCCAGACCAGAATTGCCGAACTTAAAGCGCAACGCAATGATCTGGTTGGCATAAATGCGACATACGTCCTGAATCGTCTCGTTGAGATTGATCAAATGGACGTGCTGGACATCCTGACCTCGACCGGAGAGTTGAAGCCGGTGTCTCAGTGGCCGAAGGTCTGGAGGACGACATTATCCGGGCTGGATGTCGTCGAGATGTCAGCCGAGGGAAACACCGCCGCACTGCTCAAGAAGATTAAGTGGCCTGATAAGGTTAAGAACCTCGAGCTGATTGGTAAGCATATCGACGTCCAGGCATTCCGTGAGCAGGTGAAAGCTGAGCATGCCGTTGAATCAATTTCTGAACTGATGGATTCACTGTCTCAGGGGGCGTAATGAAACCTGAGCATCTCAAGCTGCTGTCTGATAAAGACTGGCGGCTGAACAATCTCTACTGGATCACCGACAAAGAGGGTAAGCCGACGCGGTTCAGGATGACGCCTGAGCAGCGGGAATACTACAAGGGGATCCACACCCGCAACATCATCCTGAAAGCTCGCCAGCTCGGTTTCACAACTGAGGTGTGCATCATACAGCTCGACGCGGCCCTGTTCGAGTCGGCGAAGTGCGCGCTGATTGCCCACACGCTGAATGACGCAAAGCGCCTGTTCCGCGAAAAGGTGAAGTACGCATACGACAAGCTGCCGGCAGAGATAAAGGCGGCCAACCCGGCGAGCAATGATTCGTCTGGTGAACTCGTCTTTAAGAAGGGCGGCTCGCTATACGTCAGCACGTCGTTTCGTGGCGGTACGCTGCGTTACCTGCACGTTTCTGAGTTCGGGAAGATATGCGCTAAGTATCCGGACAAAGCCCGTGAGATCGTTACTGGTGCGTTTGAGGCGGTTTCGACTGGATGCTTCGCTACTATCGAGAGCACGGCAGAGGGCCGGGCGGGTTACTTCTTCGATTACTGCCAGACGGCAGAGAAAGCGTTGCTGCAGGGAAAGCCCTTATCCGCGCTGGACTGGAAGTTTTTCTTCTTCTCCTGGTGGAAGAACCCTCAATACGCAATCGACCCGGTCGAAGCGCTGCCGGTGCGCCTGCTGGAATACTTCGCTGAGGTGGAAGCGAAGCACGGCGTAGTCGTTAATGAACGCCAGAAAGCCTGGTACTGCGCCAAAGAGAAAACGCTCGGCGACGACATGAAGCGCGAATACCCGACCATTCCGGCCGAGGCGTTCCAGCAGTCGGTCGAGGGCGCGTACTACGCCAAGCAGTTCCGCTGGCTTTACACCAACAAGCGGATCGGCCAAATCCCTGATAACTCACACCTCCTGGTTCACACGTTCTGGGATATCGGCGTGGGCGACTCCACGGCTATATGGTTCGTTCGCGAGGTTGGCGAAGAGTTCCATGTCATCGACTATTACGAAAACTCCGGCGAAGGCCTGAGGCACTACATGAAGGTGCTGAAAGACCGCGGCTACGAGTACGGTGAGCACTGGGGACCGCACGACATTGAGAACCGCGAGTTTGCTGCTGATGCGAAGTCACGCAAAGAGCTGGCGCGCGAGGGTTACGAGATTGACGGTCAGATGTACTCACTGAATTTCAAAGTGGTGCCGAAAGCTGGTATCGATACCGGCATTGAGTCGGCACGTGAAATCCTCCCGAAATGCGTATTCGATGAGGAGAAATGCTCAGAAGGCATCTCTCACCTTGAGGGTTACCGGAAAGAGTGGGACGACAAGCGAGGCTGCTGGAAAGACAAACCTCTCCATGACGCCACCTCACACGGTGCTGACAGCTTCCGTTACTTCGCAGTAGCGAAAAACAACCGCAAGCAGGTCGGCACAGTATTCTTCTAAGGAGCATCGCCAGTGAGCGAACAAGATAACGGCCTTCAATTGGCTGTGAACAACCTCGCCACTGAAATGAGGCGAGCAAATTACCTGAATGCCATCGGCATCGGTGGCGGCAACACGAAGCGCCCGACGCTATACCAGGAGTTTGGCTACCCGCGTGAGATCACCTTCAGCGATTTCTACAACATGTACCGCCGCAATGCCGTCGGGTTCGCTGTTGTGCATCGCCTGCTGGATGGTTGCTGGCAGGACTACCCGGTCATCGTGGATGGCGACCAGACGAAGGTGTCGAAAGAAACTAACGACTGGGAAAAGAAAATCACCAAATTCATGAAGAAATTGTGGCCGAAGGTGAAGGACGCAGACCGGCGCAATATGGTCGGTCGTTACTCCGCGCTACTGCTACAGGTCAAAGATAATCTGGACTGGAAAGAGCCGGTCGACATCAAGTTGGTTAAGACACTCGGTGAGTCAGCGCTGGTAAAACTGCTCCCCGTATGGGAGCCGCAGTTAACTGTCGCCGAGTGGGATAACGACCGTAAATCACCGACCTTTGGACAGCCGCTGATGTTCAACTTCAACGAGCAACCGGTGGGAGACGAGCAATTTGTCGGGCCGATGCGCGGAGAGCCAGTACACCCGAGCCGGGTGATCCTGTTCTGCGAAGGTTCAGAGGACGAAAATGTCCTTTCGGGCATCCCGCTGCTTGAAGCTGGCTATAACAAAGGCCTCGACCTTGAGAAAGTTTCCGGCGGTGGTGCTGAGGGCTTCCTGAAGAACGCCAGTCGCCAGATTGCGGTCGAGTTCAGCAAAGAAACGGACATGGCTACGCTTGCAGACCAGGCAAAAAAGGCCGGCTATGCCGATCTCGGCGAAGCGATGGGCGACAAGGTCAACAAGCTCAACCGCGGTACCGATGCAGCGGCCGTAATGCAGGCCGGGCAGATGCACGTACTGAGCGTTACGCCTGGCGACCCAGGCCCGACATGGGAGGTCACCGCGAACGAACTGGCCGCCTCCGTGCAGATCCCGTTCACCATTCTGTTCGGTCAGCAGACCGGGCGACTGGCGAGCGACGAGGATAAAACTGACTGGGCTATCCGTCGCAACACGCGGCGCAATGGCTTCCTGACAGACCGGATCACCGCGCTGCTTGAACGCTTCTGGACGCTTGGGATTATCGACCCGCCAACCAAAGGCGAGGTCACAATCTCGTGGAGCGACCTGCTTGCGCCAGGCGAGAAAGAGAAGATCGAGAACGCATCTACGTTGGCTGACATCGTGCAGAAAACCACTGGCTTCTATGGCGGTGAGCCGCCTATTACAGCCAATGAGCTGCGCGAAGTTGTTGGTCTTGACCCGCTGCCGGAGCCAAAAGAACCACCGAAACCGGACGAAAAGGTGACTACCGATGATCCACTGGCCGATGACACCAGAACAGACGGCAAAGGTGGGGCTGCCGATAGTTCCGCGCAGTAAGGTTGACCCGACCCGATCGGCAAAGCAGGTAAGCGCGATGTTCCGAGATACCGAGGAGCGGTATCTCGGCATCAAGCGTGCGCTGAAAGCCCTGTTCGACCAGCGCCTGACCGGGAGAGAGCGAGAGGTAAACAGCCATAACTGGCACTTCCTCTGCCACGACCACGGCGAGGATATGCGGCTCTATCAGGTCAACGCCGGCAAGTTCATATACGACATGTCGGCTCAGGAACTTGCTGACCTTCTGGAAGCGGTGCAGGGCATCCTCGACGATTACCTGCTGGAAGGCGGAGAACAAAACCTGTGGGCGATGGATTACGTCGTCGCAGAAGCGCAGCGTGGCGCGTTGGAGGCGTTCAACAACCTCTCGCAGCAGTCGCAGGTTTACGCCAGCCAGACGACGCTACAGCAGCTTTTAAGTAGTCCCGGACATCTTAATCAGGTGGCAGCGGCCAGGCTGACAACGTTCAGTGACTGGAAGGTGATCAGCGACACTACCCGCGGCGATCTGACCAACATCATCACCGATGCGGTCGCACGCGGCGTGAATCCTCGCGATACGGCCAGCGTCATCAGCAAGCGCCTCGATGTGTCGATGTCGAAGGCCAAGACCATCGCCCAGACTGAGCAGGTAGGCGCGCTTCGGCAGGCGCAATGGAATGAAACGGACTGGGCTGCTGACCGGCTGGGGCTGAATACCGGCTTGCTGTGGTTGTCAGCGCTCAAACCAACGACGCGCACCTGGCACGCAAGCCGTCACGGACTCGTTTACACCACCGAAGAGGTACGTGACTTCTACGCCGAGAACGGCAACCGGTACAACTGCTACTGCAGCCAGATACCTGTGCTACTCAACGATGACGGCAGCATTTTCAATGAAGGCTTAAAGCAAAAGCTCACAAATGAAAGGATATTATGGACAAAACATCATTGATATGATGATGTTGTAATCCGTAAAATATTGAGAGTTTGTAAACAATGGAAGCGAAGAGTGTTAATTTCGAATGGAAGGAGTTGTTCAAAACTGACATTGCCATCCATTATCGAGTAATTTGTAAGATAGTGACCACGAAAGGAATAGAAGTAGCTGGAAGCGCGCAAGCAGTAATCAATAAAGCTCCGCAGATAACAACTAATCTATATAGTTTTGATGGCGCGCAGTTGGCTGAGCTATCTGCTTTTAATCACGCTAATCAGATGCTTTATAAGATTTCAGGTGAAAACATTCCTGATCATAGTACGTTGACGGGCATCGCGGCTTTGAAAAAGTAGCATTGGGACTTACCCGCTCCGGCGGGTTTTTATTTTATTTGAAATTCACGAATGAGGGCCCTGCGTGACAGTCTATTGGTGCTGTGGTTGCGGGCGAACTGTGAGCTATCAATGCGTAACTGCTTGGGAGTATTTCCCATGGTGCTGTATGGCGCCTATGTTACGAAACATCTAAACGAAGGCGCTTGCCGGAACTATTTCTTACAAGGGAACGCCTCACTAAGAGCGTCAACTGCTAAATCAGAAGCGTTTTCAGCCCGGCGTTTAGGGTTTTGCTTCAAGTATTGATATACGACATCAGAAATCTGGTTCAGATTAAGTTGATTGCTGGCACAAAAAAGTACACCGCTACCTAGATCGTAAACTCCTGATACGTATCCATAATACATGTTTGCGTCGCTGATATCAGAACCCATTATTCTGTTTTCTCTGACTCTCATCAAGGATTCGCCCCAGGCAAAAAGCTGATTCCCTGTATAAAAATTTGCCTGCGCTTCCTGCGCACCGAACAAACCAATGGCGCCAATTAGCATGGCCTTTTTAATCATCATCTCACCCCTTTTGTTTGAATAAACATAACTTAACGAGGATCCAGCATGAAACGCAACCGCGTTAACGTGCTGACCGTCGTCAACTCCGCTTCAAACATCACCACTGAAACCATCGACGGCAAGCCACATATCGTGGTTCGCGGCATCACGCCTGTCGTGGACGATATCGTGATGAACCGGAAGTTGTACCCGGCAGCAGAAATCGAAAAGGCCTACAACACCCTCGAGCGTAACCCGATGCCGCTGGGCCACCCGAAAGTGGATGGCAGGCATGTGTCGGCGCGCGATGTCCGTGCGGTGAACGAGTATCACGTCGGTGCCTGGCTACAGAACGTCAGCCACAAAGATGGGAAGGTGACGGGCGACATGTACGTTAACCGCCAGTACGCCGAATCCAGCGATAAGGGCAAGCGCCTGATTAACCGCCTGGATGAGATGCTGGCCGGTACCAACTCCGACCCGATCCACATCTCCACCGGCCTGCTGTATTCCGGTATCGCTGCCAATGGTGAGTCGAAGGGCAAAAAGTACAACGAGATCGCCACAAACATGATGTTTGACCATGTGGCGGTACTGCTTGATGAGCCTGGCGCAGGTACGCCGGAGGAAGGCGTGGGGATCTTCGTTAACTCAGAAGGTGATGAGCAACAGATCGAAGTTGCCCGCCTGGCTGATGGTATCGACTGCACCCGCGATGGCCTGCTCAACAAGACCAAATTCTTCTTCACCAATGCCTCCAACTTCTCTTTCGACGATATCTCCCGCGCTATCAGCGACAAGCTGCGCGTGGGTGATGTTGAAGATAAGTGGCTTTGGCCTGAAACGGTGTGGCCGGACAGCTTCATCTACCGCAATGACACCAAATACCTGAAGCAGAAGTACCTCATCGATGACGACGGCAAGGCCGTGTTCGTCGGCGAACCTGTAGAAGTCGTGCGCAAACCCACTGAGTACGAGATTAAAACCAACGGAGAGAACGATCCGATGAAAGAACTGATTATCAATGCGCTGCAAGCCGCTGGTAAGCCGACTGAAGGCAAGTCCGACGCCGAGCTTATGGACGCATACAACCAGATGAAGGCCGACGAAGCCACCGCCAAGAAAAAAGGCGATGAAGAAATCGACCCGGAAACCGGCAAGCCCAAGAAAAAAGATCAGGCCGCCAATAACGAAGAGATGCCAGCTTGGGCGAAAACACTCGCCGATCGCGTGGACGTCGTTTTCAACAGCCTGAACGCGAACGCCGACAAAGAGAAAGGCGAAAAGCGCGCGGCTGTGAAGCTGGCGATGAACATGAGCGATGAAGAAGTCGCGGATCTGGATGGTAAGGCGCTCGACGCCATGTACGCCAAGTGCCAGACCTCCTTCGGCCTGAACGGTGCATTCCGCCAGGCAACTAACACCCAATCAGTCAGCGAAATGCCGGAGTAAAAAATGGCTAAAGACGGAAAACACGTAATTCACGCCGGTGGCGTATTCCCCAATCCGCTGCTTAACCGTGAAGGTG